TATTTGCGACCGGTCATTTTGGACACGTCTTTGGTTTCGCGCTCTTTGGTGTTGGTGTCTGTTGTGCTTGCAATCGCGGAAGCCACTTCAAGACCGACCAATTCCGCTTCCATTAACGGATCACGAACAACATTAATCCATTGTAAGAAGTTCGAACTTAACATCACTTTTTCAATCAGTTTTTGTTCTACGCTTGGGGTGACGGTAAATGTTTCTGCCACATCATTACTTGTTACACCGTTTAATTCGGCGACACGTGCCACATAGGCATTAAATTTCTGTTTAGTTTCGTTGCGCATGGTTGTTCCTTTAGCAATCGGTTAAAAATTCGGATTTCCCTTCACCGGCAACGATTGGACGTTTGCCGAAGTCGGCGGACGGTGCTTTTTCAAGCGTGGTGAATTTGGCTTGAATGCTTTCATTGGTTGCTTTCACTTCTGTTAATTCGGTTTGCTGTTTTGCTAAATCGGCAGAAAGTGCGGTCAATTTTTCCAATGTTTCTTTGGTTTGTTCCGCTAAAAGCTCAATGGCTTGCGTTTGGTCGGCAAAGCGTTCATCGTCGGTTTTTTCTTTGTCGGCAAATAATGCGCGGATTTTGGCAAAGACAGACAGCCCTTTTTCTTTCACTTCTTCAAACTCTAATTCGGTTTCAATTGCGGCAGTGAAAAGGTTTTCGGCTTTTTCTTTGCGGTTGTTGAGAGGATTTGCGCTTGCTCCAGCAGAAAATACCAACATTTCTGTGCCAAGACTTGCAGGGTTGTCCGTTACAGCCAAACCGACTAAATAGGCTTCACCTGTGTCGGCAAAATTCGGATCGCACTCAATAGAGGTGTAGATTTTTTGACGGTCTTTATTGAGTTTGATTAAATCGTCCGTTGGGTCGATTTGAGCCAGTAACTGCAATTTACCTTCAGCATTTTCTTCCGTTTTTAAACCAACCACATCACCATAGCATTTTGAGTGCGGATCATCGTTCCACATATAACGCCATTTAATGTGTTCAAGATTAACGCGTGCACCGTATTTTTTAGGGTCATAATTTGCCGCCATTTGTTCAATCCAAGTGCGATTGATTGTGCGACCGTCTGTAGTTGCTCCTTCCGTTGCGACTACAAACCATTTTGAAGTTTTTGCCATTGCTTATCCTTTGTTTGGTTTGATTCAAAGATTGCCATTATTCTGAAAGGTTTAATTTTGGTGGTCTATGAGTTGCTTTTGTTGTATGTCGATTCACAGAGCAAGCGGAAAGACTAACATTCGCCCCCTTTCTATTATGCGGTTGTAAATAGAAAGGATTAGGAATGGACGAACAAGTTATTAATCAACCTTCCCCCGAAGTGACGGCGGAAATCAAACGTAAAGCACAGCAGATGTATTTCAGTGGTTATAAAATCGCTGAAATATCTCGCCAGCTTGATATTCCTGCATCAACGATTGCCAGTTGGAAAGACAGAGAAAAGTGGGATGATATTGCGCCTGTCGGTCGGGTTGAATTGGCACTTGAGACAAGATTGAATTTGTTGATTGCGAAAGAAGAAAAGAGCGGTTCAGATTACAAAGAAATTGATTTGCTCGGTCGCCAAATGGAAAGAATGGCGAGAGTGAAAAAGTATTCTTTTGGTGATGGTAACGAAGTAGATTTAAACCCGAAACTGGCGAACCGCAACAAGGGCGACCGCAAGAAAACCGAACCCAATGCCATTGATCAGGAACAAGAAGAATTGCTGATTAATGGCTTTCTTGATGGGATGTTTAATTATCAGCGAATTTGGCACAAGGCGAAAGAACACCGAATCAGAAATATTTTAAAAAGCCGACAAATCGGGGCGACGTATTATTTCGCCCACGAAGCCTTTATTGATGCTTTGACGACGGGGCACAATCAAATTTTTCTTTCTGCCAGTAAAAAACAAGCCTTACAGTTTCGCTCGTATATTGTGAACTATGCCAAGCAAACGGCAGATGTAGATTTAAAAGGCGAAACAATCAAACTGCCCAATGGGGCTGAATTGATTTTCCTTGGCACGAACTCCGCCACAGCTCAATCCTACCACGGCAATTTGTATTTTGATGAAGTGTTTTGGGTGCCTAAATTTGATGTGATGCGTAAAGTGGCATCGGGTATGGCGGCTCAAAAGATGTATCGTCAAACTTATTTTTCCACGCCGACCACGATTGCACATCCTGCTTATGCATTCTTTTCGGGCAAGGCGTTTAATAAAAATCGGGCTAAGGCTGATAAAGTCGAAATTGATATTTCTCATGCAAACTTAAAGAGTGGGAAACTTTGTGCCGACCGGCAATGGAAACAGATTGTGAGTATTTATGATGCAATGGAAGGCGGGTGCAATCTATTCAACATTGACGACCTAATCGCAGAAAACAGCAAAGAAGAATTTGAACAGTTGTTTTTGTGTCAATTTGCCGATGATAACAGTTCTGCTTTCAAGTTTTCCGATTTACAACTTTGCCAAGTAGATAGCTTGGAAGAATGGCACGATTACAAGCCATTTTATCAACGCCCATTCGGCAATCGTGAAGTGTGGTTAGGTTATGACCCCGCTTTTACTGGCGACCGTGCAGCGTTAGCGATTGTTGCACCGCCGAAAGTGGAAGGGGGAGATTATCGCGTTTTACATAAACAAACTTTTCACGGTATGGATTACGAAACACAAGCAAGCCGCATTAAGCAGTTTTGCGATGATTACAATGTAACTCGCATAGTGATTGATAAAACGGGAATGGGGTCGGGCGTTTATCAGGAAGTGAGAAAATTTTATCCAATGGCGCAGGGCCTAGAGTATAACGCCGATCTTAAAAATGAAATGGTGTTAAAAACACAAAACTTAATTCAGAAACGTCGCCTTAAATTTGATAGTGGAGACAATGACATCGTGAGTAGTTTTATGACGGTGAAAAAACGCATTACTAGCACGGGGAAAATTACTTATGTTTCGGACCGTTCGGAAGATGCAAGCCACGGCGATTTATCATGGGCAATTATGAACTGCATTTTAAATGTGCCTTATGGTTTAGGCGGCGATATATCAAGCAACAAATCAACAATATTTACCTTTGAATAGGATAACCCAATGAGCAAAAACACAAAAAAATCCACCGCACTTTCTACTGGAAATCAAGCACAGGCATTTAGCTTTGGTGAACCTATTCCAGTGCTTGACCGTGCAGAAGTACTGAATTATTTCGAAAGCGTGTTGATGTATGAAAAATATTATAATCCGCCAATTAATTTAAGTTACTTGGCTAAAGCCTTAAATGCCTCGGCTCATCACAACAGTGCGATTACGGTGAAGAAAAACATTTTACTTTCAACGTGCAAAACAACCGCACTTTTACCCAGAACACAACTTGAAAAACTGGTTCAGGATTATTTGGTGTTTGGCAATGCGTTCATTGAAGTCGTGAAAAATGCATTCGGTGATGTGATTGCACTTAGATCGCCTTTAGCAAAATATATGCGTGTTGGTGTTGATGAAGGTCAATTCTTCCAAATCGTGACTGGCTATGAAGAATATGAATTTAAAAAAGGTTCCGTGCTGCAACTTATCAATCCTGACATTAACCAAGAGATTTACGGAGTGCCGGAATATTTAGCCGCCTTACAATCCGCATTTCTTAACGAGAGTGCAACCCTGTTCCGCCGTAAATATTATCTGAATGGTGCGCATGCGGGTTCGATTATTTACATGACCGACCCAACACAGAACCAAGACGATATTGAAGCAATCAAAACGCAAATCAGACAAACAAAAGGCACTGGCAACTTTAAAAATTTATTTGTGTATATCCCAAATGGGAAGAAAGATGGAATGCAAGTTATTCCGTTGTCTGATGCTATCGCAAAAGATGATTTCTTAAATATCAAGAATGCAAGCCGTGATGATGTGTTAGCTGCGCACCGTGTGCCACCGCAACTGATGGGAATTGTGCCTAACAATACAGGCGGCTTTGGTGACGTTGAAAAGGCAACGCGAGTATTTTTTATCAATGAAATAATCCCATTGCAAGAACGCTTGAAAGAGATTAACAGTTGGGTAGGGGAAGAAGTGATCACGTTCTCCGATTACAAATTGCTAAATTAGATCCTTTCAAAAATAAACATCCCGCAGAAATGCGGGTTTTTTATTGCTCAAAGATCTGTTTTTGTCCTGTATAGTATTAGTATTGCCCCAGTGTATTATATCAAATCAATCAATATGACAAATCTTAAATTTTTATTTCAGCCCGATTTTTCGCCCAATTGTACGCATGAAAAATCGCAGTCAAACCCTCGCCACGCCTGCGCAGTAAATGTGTGTGTTTCAACGCAAATTTAGATCCTTTACAAAGCCTTTTCAGATCTAACGCCTTGCAGATCCTTTTAATTAGATCCTTTAACGCAAAAT